CCCCCTCCAGCTAGCCGTGACCTTCATGTGGGTAGCCGCCCACGACGGCTGCCTGCAAGCGGACATCGCTAAGGCGGTGTCAATGAGCCCGAGCAGCGTATCACGTTGCTTGGACTGGCTCTCTGTTCAACACCGCTCCGGCAAGGCCGGTCTCAACCTGATCCGCAGGGAGAGGGATGAGATCGACCCGAAACGGTGGCGGATATGGCTCACCGCTAAGGGGAGTCAGTTCGCTCGCCTAATCGAACACCAACTGGAGGATGACAATGGCTAACACCACATCTTCCGTTCGTACTTGGGGTGAGGCCCTTGACTACACCTGGAAGTACAGGTGGCGTCGATTGCCCAGCGCAAGAACGAACGAGATCAACGCCCGACACCTCACCCAGCACATTGGGCGCCGCTGTTCACTATCACGGATGGCCGAGCCTAGTTTCTGGACTGAGTTGAAAGAAGAGCTCCGGGCCAAGCACCCGGAATGGTCATCTAGCACCTTCAACAAGGTGCTTGCTGCTGGCACCACTTGCATGAACTTCTGTAATGAGAATGGTGTCTCCAACGTCAAGGCCCCGCGAGTCCGCAAGGAGAAGCAGGGCGAGGCCCGCCACACCTACTTCACCAAGGAGCAGGTGGATGAACTGGTCTTTGCTGCCGAGTCTTTCCTCGGTGACCAAGCCCTGGCGGATGCAATCCTCATCAGCGCCTACACGGGGCTCCGTCAGTCGGAGCTGCTGGAGAAGCTGAGGGTAGGAGACGTGGACTGGGAGGCCAACACCCTATGGGTCGGTGGCCGTCCTGGGCAGGAGACCAAAGGCAAGGAGGTACGGGCCCTCCCCATCCATGAGCGTGTCGCTCCGGTGCTCCGGCGCCTGATCGACAATGCCCCCTCCTCTCGGAATCCCCTGCTATTCGAGGGGGCCTTCAAGAACGCCGATCAGATGCGGTACAAGTTCGAGAGGATCCGGGACAACCTCGGGATCAGCGATGAGCATGTCTGGCACTCCCTCCGCCACAGCTTCGGCACCTGGCTGGGGGAGGCCACACACCCGCGCACGATTCAGAGCCTCATGGGTCACAAGAACATCGCCACCACCCTGCGGTACGTCAAGGCCACAGACAAGGCGATGCGGGAAGCGTTGGCTTCCATCTAACCCCTTATTGAGAAACCCAATGGCCATCTACACCCAAGCCGAGTTGGAACAGCTCACCCCGGAGGAATACTCCGAGTTCCTGGTAGACGGAATCCTCGTGGATGACGACTGCCCGATGTGGTGGGAAATGGATCTTCAGGAAATTGAATAGGTAGCTGCCATGACTCACCACGTTGAAATAGATCGCCTCGGTGAGCAGATGCAGCTTGAGCGCCTTCTCCATGAGGAGGCAATCTTCAAGCTACAAGCAAAGACCGAGACGGCTATAGAGTCCAAGTACTACTCATCCACAGTGCAGGGGGTTGCACTGGTCCGCACTGCACTCGATGCGGTGTCCACGGTGATGCGTAATCGTTGGAAGACGGTTTCATGCAAGCCCGGACCTGATCATGCAGAGATAACTGCACTGCTGCGTGGGGCTAACTTTGATACGCTTGCCCTAATCGGGCTGCGTGTCTTGCTGGATCAGCTGATGATCCGTGGCACAAAGACTGAGTATGTCGGATACTGCATGTCGATTGGTGGTGCCATCCAGAAGGAACTCCGCATGGAGTTCTACAAGGAGGAGGCGCCGGAGCTGTATAGGGCTATTGCTAAGAGTAGGTTCCACAAAGGTTCTGGAGCACACTACAAGGTGCACTCCATGACCAACGCAATGATGAGGGAGTCGATAGTATGGAAGTCGTGGCCCAGCACTAGCCTGTATAGGATTGGTGCATGGGTACTTGGTGCCATAGAGCAGGCCACCTCCTGGGTGGAGGTTGAGACAGTAGTTCTCAGCCCCAAGAAGAAGCTCAATACGTTACGCATCAAGCCCGTGTTCACGCGGCTGGTCGCTGAGGTTACAGAGAAAGCAGAGGGTATGGCGTTCCTGCGCCGTCCGATGCTGACTGCACCACTCGACTGGCACATGGGAGAAGACGGGAAATATCACGGTGGATACCTAGACAATGAAGTATGCGAGTGGAAGCTGGTACGAACACATGGACCATCAGGTGATCCAGGACCCGTCGCCCTAGCAGCCATCAACCGGCTGCAGCAAGTTGCCTACAAGATCAACCAGAACGTGCTCAAGGTGGCCCAATGGGCTCGTGATCACCGAATTGGTCAGATCGGATCAGGTTCTGAGGGAGGCGCCTTCTTCTATGGAGAAGCCCAGGACATGCCTGGTGATTATGAGAATCCGGAGGACATCGATGGGTTCAAGGCGTGGAAGAGGATGAAGAAGGATATCTATGATCGCAATGCAGTGGTTACAAGAGAGAACGTTCGCACCTACGAGATTGTTCGTGAGGCCGAGAGGTTCTCGTATGATACGTTCTACATTCCCTGGCAGTTTGACTACCGGGGCAGGATGTATCCAATGACAACCGTCCTAAATCCGCAAGGCATCGACTTCGAGAAGGCGATGTTCTACTTCGCGGAAGAAGGGCCAGCCGATGAGAGTTGGCTTGCCTTTCAAGTCGCAACAACCTATGGGTTGGATAAAGCGACAATGGCGGAACGCATTGCATGGGCCAGAGAGAACACTGACTTGATCAGTGAGATTGCCCAAGATCCAATAGATTCCATCCCACGGTGGGAGACAGCTGGGGAGCCCTGGAGCTTCATGGCTGCTTGCTGTGAGTACTACGCCTGCTGCATCGCCAGGACCAAAGCCACCAGTGGCCTGCCGGTAGGCATCGATGCAACCTGCTCGGGCCTGCAGCACCTCAGCTCCATGACGCTGGATGCCACAGCCGCTGCTCTGGTGAATGTCACCCCGTCTGCCACCGTGGCAGATGGCTACAAGGCAGTGGCCGAGGCCGCCAAGCCCCATGTACCCGAGCATGTGCGTGACTGGCTCACCCGCAAGGTGACCAAGCGCACCGTGATGACAGTGCCATACGGGGTATCCCGTCATGGCTCAAGGGGCTACATCAGGGAGCAGCTGATGGAGGACGGCCGGGACCTCAAGGAGGAAGGCCTACTCTCTACGATCACGTCTGCCGTCTACGACAAGGGGATGCGGGAGGTATTCCTGGGTCCTATTGGTGTGATGCAGTGGATCAAGAAGGCTGCCCTGGAGGCTGGTAAGCGCGGAGACGACCTGCGCTGGTCATCACCGTCTGGATTCGAGGTAGTCCAGATGAAGAGGGAACCCCTAACAAAGAGGATCGAATCCCAGCTGTTTGGAGGAGTGAGGATCCAGAGTTCGATATGCCTTGGCAATGGTGAGACTGATCCACACGGTCACTCCACCAGTGCCGCCCCGAACCTAGTGCACAGCTGCGACGCAGCCCTGATGCACTTCACGATGTCGGATACGGACTGCCCAATGTGGGGCATCCACGACTGCCTGCTCGGTCGCTCCTGCGACATCGATGAGCTGGCCTACAAGGTGCGTCTCCACTTCTGTGAGATGTACCGAGGTACCAACATCCTGGCCGACTGGGCCCGTGATGTCGGTGTGGAGCCGAACGATGCTCTCATCGTCGGTGATCTTGATGTCGAGTCTGTGATGGACTCGGCCTACTTCTTTTCTTAATTCATTTGCACATGGCCAACAACAAGAACCGCTACGTCTTTGATACGGAGCTGGAGGGCTTCATCCGACTGGGTGAAGACGGAGGTAAATTCAACAACCGCTCATTCTCATTCCGCCTGCCGGCGAATGTGCTGGAGCAGTGCGAGAAGGACCGTGAGGAACTTCTCAAGTGGGCCAAGACAAAGGTCCAAGGTCGGGTCAACACCAACCTCCCCAAGTGGGACGACGACGGTGTTGTGAAGATCAGCTTCGGCGGTGAGACTGGCCGGGAGATTGTCTTCCTGGATACAGAGGGCCAGGTGGTCCCGGTCGAGACCCTTAAGCAGGTCTCCAAGGGCACCAAGGTCCGCATCATCTGCCAGCAGACCCCTTACACCAAGCCCAGCCTGGGCACCTCACTGAAGGTGCTCGGCGTCATGGTCATCGAACTCGTCACGTTCGGTGGTGCAGTGGATTCCGGTGACCTCAGTCCCGAGGATCTGATGGGCCTGTTCGGTGATGTCGGGGGGTTCAAGGCGTCTGCTCCTGCAGTACGCAAAGCAGCAGAGGAATCGTCTGAAGAGTCCTACGACTTCTGATTATGGACTACAAATCTGCAATGAAGGAACTCCAACGTCTTGAGGAGGAGTTCTGGATGTGCGACGACATGGCCAAGCGGGCAGAACTAGATGCCCGTATGGATCAGCTGGAGTCGTACTTGTTCGATGAACTGGAGGCAGAAGACTGATGCGATTCCGCTCTCAACTTGAGGCAGCGGTAGCAAAGTCATTTGACAAAGAGGGGCAAGTATATCTCTACGAGCCCCTCAAAATTGAATACCATCTGGATTGCACCTATACGCCCGACTTCGTTCTGCCGAACGGAGTACATCTAGAGATCAAAGGCTTCTTCCCTCCACGTGATCGGCGGAAGCTACTTGCTGTGAAGGCCCAACATCCCGACGTGGATATTCGGATGGTCTTCCAGCGTGATAACCCACTTGCTAAAGGCTCCAAGACCACCTATGGAAGCTGGTGTGATAAGCACAGGATTCCGTGGTGTGTATGGCCCAACTTACCCGAGGAATGGCTATGATTGACCACGAAATTATGGTCCAGATCGACGACTTCGTTCTGGCCCTTGAAGATAGCTACACGATGGACCAGATCCTGGACTCACTGATTGAGTACGTCTCCATCCTTGAGGACATCTACTGTGCAGGAGAACTCTGATTCGGAGTTCCTGCGGCACGAACCATGTTCCCACTGTGGAAGCAGTGATGCCATGAGCCGTTATAGCGACGGCCATGGCTTTTGCTTCTCTTGCAATGCCTACGAGCCTGGTGATGGTGAGACCCTCGCCCCTACCAAGGAGCGGGGGGAGTTCCGGTATGAAGGTGAGTTCGCGGCCCTCCACAAGCGGAGGATCAGTGAGGCCACCTGCCGGAAGTTCAACGTCAGGGTGGTGCCAGGGGGAGTGCGATTCCCCTACACCAACTCGGCTGGCGTGGTGGTGGGATACAAGGAGCGTGATGCCGACAAGAACTTCCGGTGGACAGGAAAGAATGAGGACAAACTCCTATTCGGTCAAAACCTATTCGGCTCCGGCAAGCGGCTGGTGATCACCGAAGGGGAGATGGACGCTATGTCGGTGTGGGAGGCCTTCCCTAGCTGGCCCGTAGTGTCGATCCCCAGCGGCGCCAAGGGCGCCAAGAAGGCGATCCAGCAGCAGCTCACCTGGGCCCTGGGCTTCGACGATGTGGTGCTGTTCTTCGATGGCGATGAGCCTGGCCTAGAAGCCGCTCAGGAGTGCGCCAAACTCTTCCCGCCTGAGAAGGTACGCATCGCCACGATGGGCACCTTCAAGGACGCCTCAGAGGCCTTACAGAGCGGTGACCGGGACATCATCCGGCAAGCAATCTGGAACGCCAAGAGCTACACACCTCGCTCGATCATCGACGGCCGGGACCTCCTAGAGGTGCTGAGCCGGCCCCTGGATCGGCGTGATGCTGAGTGGCCCTGGGCTGCCCTGAACGACATCACCGATGGCCTCAGGCTGGGCGAGCTGGTGACGGTTACGGCCGGCTCCGGTGTGGGCAAGAGCACGATGACAGGCGAGGCCGCACAGGCCCTCGTCAAGCAGGGCTTTCCCGTGGGCTACATCGCCCTGGAGGAGAGCGTACAGAGGACAGGCCTACGGCTGATGACGGTGGAGGCCAACAAGCCACTCCACCTGAACAACGCGATGGATCCTGTCGAGTTCAAGAGGGCCTTCGACGCTTCAGTCGGTAGTGGCCGGGTGTTCCTACGGGATGGCTTCGGGTCGGTTGACCCTGATGAGATCCTCAACGACATCCGATTCCTGACCCTATCCAAGGGCGTCAAGTTCTGCATCCTGGATCACCTCTCGATCCTGCTGTCTGGCAACGCCACAGATGACGAGCGCAAGCTCATCGACGTGACGATGACCAAGCTACGCAGCTTCGTCGAGGAGACCAGAATAGGACTGATTCTCATATCACACCTCAGCCGTGTCTCTGGAGACAAGGGGCATGAGGACGGGGCCCAGGTAAGCCTGAGGCACCTACGGGGTAGCCACTCCATTGTGCAGCTATCCGACATCGTGATCGCCTTGGAGAGGAACCTCTCTGCTGGTGATGATCACAGCCATCTTCGTGTCCTGAAAAACCGCTTCAACGGGAAGACAGGGCCGGCTGGAAACCTCGTCTACGACCGAAATACAGGCCGCATGACGGAGGAAACCTTAACACCGGGGGTATCCTTCGATGACTTCTAATCCTTACAAGCTGGTTCTATTTGTTGACAGAAGCGTACTGTCGGATGTCGCCATTCATGAGCTAAAAAGGGCCCGTGAGTGGGTCGGAGACGACAAGGGATGCGTCGCTGTGATGGAAACGCAGTACTGCAATTCTGTGTGCATCGCACACAACATCACGTGTGTTCCGTGCTGCCTTATCTTTA